TGGTATGGTCTCACTCCAGAAGAAATTAAAGAAGCTTGGAAGGCTGAAGCTAAACGAGCTACAGACTTAGGAACGTGGTATCATAACCAACGTGAAACTGATATATGTGAAATAGAAAACATGGAAAGACATGGTTTCACAGTGCCAGTGTTTAAACCTATAGAGAAGGAGGGAGTGAAGTTTTCACCAGAACAAAAGTTAAAAGATGGTGTCTATCCAGAGCACATGGTGTATCTTCGATCAGCAGGAATATGTGGTCAGTCAGATCTTGTAGAAGTAGTCAATGGAGAAGTGCACATCACTGACTACAAAACAAATAAAGAAATTAAAACTGAAAGCTATGTCAACTGGGAAGGAGTTTCTCAAAAAATGCTTCATCCAGTCTCTCACTTGGACGACTGTCATCTCAATCATTATGCTTTACAGCTTAGCCTTTATATGTACATTATTCTTAAACATAATCCTAAGCTTAGGCCAGGTACTCTTACGATTCATCACATTCTTTTCGATGAAGCAGGAAGAGACCGTTTTAATAATCCTATATCTGCTCGCGATACTAATGGTGATCCTATTGTCTTAGACATAGTGCAATATGATCTACCCTATCTAAAACAAGAAGCTATAAATGTAATACACTGGTTGGAAGACAATAGGCATAAACTAAAAGCACACTAATGGAGAAGCAAAAGAAAGTTTTAAAGAATGAGATTAAATATGCTGTCACATTAAATGATGAGCAAAAAGAAGTAAAGAGATTAATAAGAGAAAATCAAATAGTAGTTATAACAGGTAGAGCAGGATGTGGTAAGAGTTTAGTTTCTGCACAGACAGCTCTTGACTTTATTTTTAAAAAAGAATATGAATCCATCTTCGTTACACGCGCAGCTGTGGAAGTTGGGCATTCTCTTGGCTTTCTGCCTGGTAGCCTTAATGAAAAGTTTGATCCATACTTGGAGGCATTCAAAGAAAACCTCAACAAGTGTTACGATGAAACAAAGATTAATGAGCTCATTAATGATGGTAAAGTGGTGGCACTACCTGTACAGTTTATACGTGGTAAGACGATTGATGATATTCTTGTGGTGGAAGAAGCTCAAAATCTCACTAAAGCAGAGATGCTTGCGATTCTTACAAGGCTTGGAAAAAATGGTAAGATAGTTATTAATGGAGACAATGAGCAGAAGGATATTAAAGATCCATACAATGGGCTAAGTTATGTTATTGAACTTAGCAAGAAGATTGAAGAAATTAAATGGGTCAAACTAAAACATAACCATAGATCAGATTTAGTAGGTAAAATTTTAGATTATGAATACTCAGGAAAATAATATACAAATGTTGTCAGAGATTCTTGACCAGTATGAAAGTGGAGAAATTGTTCCAGCTGGTAAGGCAAGAAAGTGTTATTTAAATGAAGCTAATAAAAGAAAGAATGTTATAACATGGGTGCATGATGGTGAACTTCAAAATCATTCTCTTCTTAGAAAAATGTCTTCGATATCTGCCAGAAGAGATTTGTTACAGAATAAAAAGATGTCCTAATGTTAGAGTTTAGAAAACCAATACCTGTTATAGTGGAAGGTGATAAAGAAGGATATGCAATTTATGTTTCAAATGCTGGGACATTTGAAAATGATATATGGTGTGTTGTGTTATGTAATGGGGGAGTGGTTAGACATTATAGAAGTGATCAAATAAGAATACATCACAATGAAACATTAGATTTGAAAAAATGAATGATGAACTAAAAATAGGAGATAGACTTTTAATAATTAATAATAAGCTGGGTGAAAGAACGCTAGGCACTGTGCATCTGGGGGAAGTGATTGTAATAACAGGGTTTTCAGAAAAGAAAAATTTTTTATACCATCATGGTTCGCTTGCCTTACCAATAGTAGATGGTATATATTTAAAACTAGATAGAGATGATAAGATTATTTGATATACAAAATGGGCAGGTAGTTCCTAGTGAGCACTGTTATACATTGTCATTTTTAAAGAGGATTATCGAAAATTATCCGACAGACTATGTAAAAATTTACAGTTATTTATTTTACATGACCTGTCCTAATCCAGATATGAATCCATTCTTTGATGTACCAGAACAAGATAAAGAAGAAATGATTCTTAAGGAAATAGACGCAGAGTTTAGTACAGACGAAGAAGATATAACTTATGCCTTGGGTCAGTGCAAAAAAATGTATGAGACCCCTACGTACAGAGCACACCAAGGTATCAAGATTGCACTAGATAATATGGCTAAGTTTATGGCCACAGAACAAGTGACATCTGGTAGAGATGGATCAGCTACAGCTATTCTTAGAATAGCAGAAAGGTTTGATGCTGTAAGACAATCTTATAAAGGTGTATATAGAGATCTTATGGAAGAACAACAATCTAGTGTAAGAGGAGGACAAAACCTAGCTTATGATCAATAGTATTAAAAGAACAAAACAGTTGGTTTTTATATTACTACTTTTACTCACTGTTATTTTTTCTTATGGTCAAGATACAACTATAAGAAGAAGATATTTAGATTCTGTAAAGAACCAGCTAGCTCTTCATATGACAGGGTATTACACCTATTTAAACTTATATGAGAGATCAGAGAATGACAGAAAAAAAATATACATGTCTTTGCAAGCTACACAAAATGAACTAGCTTATACACAAGAAGCTTGGAAAAAACAGAATACACTACATGGTGTGTTCTTTGCACTAGCTGGTGTAATGTCAATGGTTATGATTTACATACTTAAAAAATAAAAAATGGAAACGTATCAAGATCTTGAACTACCTAAAGATGATGCATCCTATCTATACGACTGGGTGTTTCATCATAACGCTTATGCTAAATCCTGGGCAGCTATTCCTAGAGATGTGTACACTGAATACTGGGATAAACATGATCATCCTAATGTATTGAGAAGTAGCAAGTTAGAAACATTGCTTGAAATTTTACATAAGTCTAAAGGAGATCCTGATGTTATTCATAACATGATAATAAAAGCATGAGTTATATAGAAGTTCCTACATATAAAAACGGTCAGTGGACTACTACAGATTTTTCTACAAGAGAAGACTTTAAAGACTTTCTTGTTTCTATATTTAAAGAGCCTGGTCAGTATGAGTTTGATGAAAGTAGTTTGATATTTAATGCTGAAGGTAGAAAGTTTCAAAAACAAAAGTATTATTGCAATGCTCCTGTAAAGACTAAAGACTTTATTGCCTACTGGGATGACCAGAAGAACAAATGTCGTAATGGAGTTATAGTACAATCTGGTACCAAGACTTGGTATATTTCTAGAGACTACTACATGTGGCTTAACTTTCTTCCCATTTACGATAAAGAGGAAAAGAGATTTGACTTTGCTAAAGTGAGAGATGCTCAATATCACATGGCTTTGTATGAACACTTAGCAGAGCTTAATTATAAGCATGCTGTTATTCTTAAAAAACGTCAGATAGCTTCTTCTTATTTTCATATGGCTAAACTCATTAACCAATACTGGTTTGAAGAGGGTGCTGTATTAAAAATAGGAGCAAGCTTGAAAGACTACATAAATGAAAAAGGATCTTGGAAATTCTTAGATGAGTATAAGAACTTTCTTAATGAACATACAGCTTGGTATAGACCTTCAGAACCTGAGAAGGTGGGAGCATGGCAACAACGTATTAAAGTGAGGATTAACAACCGTGATACATACAGAGGTCTTAAATCTACAATATCCTCCTATTCTTTTGAGAAAGATCCTACAAATGGTGTGGGTGGTCCTGTCACTTACTTCTTTCATGAGGAAGCAGGTATTGCACCTAAGATGAATGAGACTTATGGTTTCATTAAACCAGCTCTTAAGAGTGGACACATCATCACTGGTCAGTTTATTTGTGCAGGATCTGTAGGTGATCTTGATCAGTGCGAGCCTCTTAAAGAATACATTCTTCATCCAGAAGAAAATAGCTTTTATGGTGTAGAGTCTAATCTTGTAGATGGAGATGGTACTATAGCTAAGATAGGACTATTTATTCCTGAGCAGTGGTCTATGCCTCCATATATAGACAACTATGGTAACTCTAAAGTGGAAGAAGCTTTAGAAGCTCTGGATAAAGAGTTTGAAAGGTTGAAAAGAGATCTTACACCAGAAGCATACCAGCTTGAGATATCTCAGCACCCTCGTAATATAGAAGAGGCATTTGCTTCTAGAAAGGTGAGTGTGTTTCCTCCCCATCTTGTTTCTAAACAACTTCAAAGAATATCAGATAAAGAATATTCTGTAGAATATTTAGAGCTGTATAGAAATGAAGAAGGTAGGGTGATTGATAAAACTTCTAGGAAAACTCCTATTATGGATTTTCCCATTTCTAAAAAAACTGTAGATAAAGAAGGTGTAATATGTGTGTATGAGCGTCCTGTAAAAGATCCTACATTTGGAATGTACTATGCTAGCGTGGATCCTGTAGGTGAAGGTAAAACCACTACATCTGACTCATTGTGTTCCATCTACATTTACAAAAACCCCATAGAAATTATAACAGATGAGGGTGAGGGAAAGGTGAAAAACAAAATAGAAAGAGATGGTATTGTAGCATCTTGGTGTGGTAGATTTGATGATATTAATAAAACTCATGAACGTCTAGAACTTCTTATAGAGTGGTATAATGCGTGGACTATAGTGGAGAATAACGTGGCTCTTTTTATACAATACATGATCTCTAAGAAGAAGCAGCGCTACCTTGTACCCAAAGACATGATTCTTTTTCTTAAAGATATAGGTG